CAGCTAGCCCAGTTGCCAACAGCGTGACTGTCATTCCGTAATTACTCATTGTGCAGCCTCCCCCGCCAGTCCCGCGTACGCAGCCATGTCCTCGTAATCATCCGCCACGAACACACCGTTGACCGCCCGGGCGTACTTGAGCTGAATCATGAATCGCCAGCCCTGCGCCTCGGTCAGGTTCGTACCTTCCTGGGCATTGAATGCCGCCACGGCGCGGGCCATCGACCGCTCACCCGCTTCACTGTCACGTTGCACCGCCCTGTCACGCATGTGACTGACTCCACGTTCTAGGAACTCGTGAGCTGCGATGCGTGGGGTCGAGGATGTGAGTACGGTCAGTGATGCGAATCGCTCAGGCCAATCATCATGTATGGTGACGTCACCACCCCACACACCGAGATCCGCAAACTCCCACTTGTCACCATTTTGACGATAGAAACCCTCACACCATGTACCACCACCTTCACATCTTGCTTGAGGACCCCAATGTGTCGCGCCTTCCGGAATATCGCTCATATTTGCCTCATTCATTGTTAACGGTTATGATTGCCCGCATTGGGTCATGTGGATCAGTTAATGCCGATCATCGTTTGTGACAGATCAAGCTATCGCGTCACTCGTCGTGAATATACCGACGAGGGATTTCTGCGCGTTCCGGGTAACGTCGCACGTACCGGCATCCAGGAATATCTCGCTCGTGAGTTGGGCCTTCCTGGCGATCCGAATCGCATCATCCGCGTGTACCGTCCCGCTGAAGAAGTGTTCAAAGATGAATCGCTCGCCTCATTCGATGGCGTTGACGTCACTGTAAACCACCCTGACGGCCTCGTCAACAGTGAGAACTTTAAAAAGGTTTCCGCTGGTGTGGTACGCGGTGCAGGTCGACGCGATGGCGATTTCGTTCAATGCGACCTGATCGTCAAAGACAAAGCTGCCATCAACGCCATCAACTCCGGCAAGTGTGAACTCAGTGTCGGTTATACCGCTGTGTACACCGAAGCGCCCGGTATGACCGCCGACGGCGAACCATATGACTACGTTCAAAGCGATATCAAGATTAACCACGTCGCCCTGGTAGATCGTGCCCGGGCGGGTGCTAATGCGAAAGTGTTCGACCATACCCACTCTGGAGGCAACACAATGCCTGTACTCATTACCACTGATAGCGGGCGCAGCGTTGATGTTGCTGATCCTGCAAATGCTCAGGTAGTCGCCGACGCGTTCGACCGACTCACCCTGCGCGCAACCACTGCTGAAGCTGCCGCCGAGAAAGCTCAAGCGACTGCCGACGGTAACGCCGAGAAATTGTCCGCCGCCCTGGCGCTGGGCAGCGACGACGCGATCAAGACCCGTGTGGCCGCCCTGGGTGCGCTGAACACCACCGCTCGTAAAGTGGCTGGCGATGCGTTCACCTGCGACAGCGTCGACCCCACCGAAGTGATGCGCGCCGCTCTGCTGGTCAAGCGCCCATCCGTTGACTGGGCTGCGAAGTCCCCGGCGTACATCCAGGCATCGTTCGACATGGCTGCTGAGGGCGAATCCGAACCAGTAAGAGGTGACACGACAACTGTTACTGGTGACACCGCGACCGTGCTGAGTCAGTTGTTGGCTCTGGCTAAAGACGCGTCGGGCAAGTCTACCGCTGACAGCGTACCGGTCGCCGACGCGTACACCACCTACAAAGAATCTCAGGCCAACGCCTGGAAAGGAGCGCAGCAATGAGCGTACAAGGCGGCAATGCGATTAACCACGGCGTCGCGTATGCGGGCATGGTCTCCACCGGGTTCCAACTGCTGAACAGCGTATCGAAGCTCAACAAGGGTATGGTGAACCTTGCGTTCGGCCTAGGCGTAGTGACCGATGGTGATGACGGTGCGAAATTACCCGTATCGACCTCGACCGCTGCGAACTTCATCGGCGTGATCAAGCGTGAGCTGAACCGCGCTTACACCGCCACCGATGTGGTAGGCGCCACCGCTAAGCGCGACATGACCGTTGTTACCAGCGGCGAGATCTGGGTAACTGCCCGTGTGGCCGTAACCAAAGACGACCCGGTATGGGTGGTCATCGGCGATGGTACTGGTACTAACCAGGGTCAGTTCTCGAACGTTGTCGGCGCTGCTGCGACCCTGGCCGTTCAAGTGCCGGACGCCAAATGGACCAGTTCGGCAGGTGCCGGTGCGCTGGCTAAAATCACTCTGAACATTGGGGGCTGATCATGACTCAGCGCACTAAGATTTCTGTAGCCGTAGCTGACGCATACGCTGAGCGCAACGGTCTGCCAAAAGGTCACCAGATTACGTTCACTGACGGTCTCCCGACCGTGGACGATGGTCTGGCGTTCTACATTTCGCAACTGGCGAATCTTGAAGCTAAGATTTATCAGTCGAAATACACCGCGATCAGCTTTGCTGAACTGGTACCAATCAACACGAACGTTCCTGAATGGGCCGATTCGTGGGATTACATCTCGTACGACGCGGTCACCATTGGTAAATTCATCGGTTCTAGCGCCGATGACCTGCCGAACGTTGCCATCGCTGCAAACAAGTCCTCGGTGCCAATCGGCTACGCTGGTAACAGCTACGATTACAGCCTGGACGAGCTGCGCAAATCGCAACAACTGCGCATCCCGCTGGATACCACCAAGGCTCAGGCAGCGTTCCGTGGTTCGCAGGAACACACCCAACGCGTGGCTTACTTCGGTGACGCCTCTCGCCAGATGACCGGTCTGTTCAACAACGCCAACTTGGCACTCGATTCGTCGACTGTCGACTGGTACAACGCCGCTACCACCGGCAACCAGATCGTTCAGGACATGAACACCCTGTTGACCAAAGTGTGGATCAACTCGGCCAACGTGCACGTTCCGAACGTTCTGGTCATGGACTCGGCGCGTTACTCGTTCATCTCCACCAAGCGTATGGAAACCGGTACTGATACCACCGTGCTGGAATTCTTCCTGCGTAACAACCTGTACACCAACCTGACCGGTCAGGCGCTGCGCGTGGTTCCGCGTCTGCAACTGTCCGCCGCTCAACTCGCCATCGGTGGCGTGTCGAACGGTTCGAAGGACCGTATGCTGGCGTACGAGTTGAACGACGAGAACCTGGGCATGGTCAACCCGATCCCATGGCGCGCACTGGCTCCACAAATGCGCGGTCTGAATGTGTTCATTCCTGCCGAGTACAAGCTGTCGGGGGTTGAATTTAGATACCCATTCAGCGCGGCGTACCGTGACTCGATCTAAGGTGTAATGACTGACCCGCTTCGGCGGGTTTTTCATACTCAGGTATTGACGGACTCGTCACAGTCGTGCAGGATGATCCGACACATAACAGTCTGGGAGCGTTACGAATATGAAACTGATTGATTTGATCGAACTGCTTGAGAAATTTCCTACCGATATGCGCGTTGCACAAGGTTTCGGTAATCCACATTCCTGGCGCGGTTCTTATGATGAACTGGCGTTTGAACCTGTAGACGATACGACCGTTGGTGAAATGTTGGCTGAGGCGCGTTCTGCCATTGGGCAAACTTATACAGGCTGGAAAGGCGGCGATTTCCTGATGACACTGGGCACCCCTGTCAATATCGACTATGTCGGGCGCTGGTCCGACGGGGCGCATGACCAGCGCTTGTATACATGGATGGTTTCAAACTGATGTACAATAATTCCCAACCTGAAACGAGGTAACACCACATGCTGCTGCGAAACAATGCGAAACGACTCATCACCATCAACGCCCCGATGGCTGAGGGTGGCTATACCACGTTCTTCGACATCAAGCCCGGTGATAACCCAGCGGTCGAAGTGCCGGACGAGCTGTGCAAATCCGACTTCGTCAAAAACCTGCTCAATACCGGCGACCTGACACGCATGACCCCGGCTGAATCCGACAGCGCCGACGTGGATTCCTTGCGCGACGAAGCAATGTTGCTCGGTATCAAGGTCGACAAGAAGTGGGATGCTGCTCGCATCCAGTCCGAGATTGACAAAGCGAACGCATAAACGATCAACCAGCGCCAACAAGCCCCAACCCTTAACCGGTGCGGGGCTTTTTCATGCATGCTATTCTGTAGCGCAACGACACATAGGAGTGACCGCCGTGGTCATCACCCAGGTAATGATTGACAGCTTCCGGGCTGAGTTCCAGGCGTTCACCGGTACCGCAAAATGGCCCGTCGCGCTGATCAGTTGCGCATTGTGCGAGGCTGACGCCGAGACGGGTTCGAGTCGCTGGGGTGCGTACGAGGACGAGTGTCACAACTTCAAGCGGCGCGGCATGTTCTACTTCGCTGCACACTGGCTCTCGACGAACTACGGCACAACTGGAGTGACCGCTGATCCGAACTCTGAAGCACGGTTGAACGTCGCGAGCAAGCAAGTCGGTGACGAATCTATCGCGTATCGCGTGCCGAAAATGATGGACGTGGGTGACGACTGGCTGACCTTCACGGTGTACGGTCAACAATTTTACAGATTGCGCCGTCGCGCAGGGATGGGAGCGATTGCAGTATGAGCACATTGCCAGATTTGATTAAACCCGCGAACACTTGGTGGGACGTATACGCGTTGACCGGTATTACACCCGGTACGCCGATTCAGATTTTCAACAAGTCCGACGTGAACATTGTGGTACAGGAACGTGCAACCGCCCCCGCTGCTGGGACGTATGACGGTCCTTACGTGTCCAAGGCGTGGCCGTGGATCGCCACACAGCAAGGCGTCACGGGCTGTTGGGTGAAGTCTACCGACATAGTTTTCATCAACGTACAAGTGGTGGGTTAAATGCTCAGGCCAGGAAGCATGGGGTCAGGCAGCGGTAGTA